GAGCCGGTGCCCGGAGTGCCCGGCCTGCAGCACGGCAAGCCCATCGAGGTCACCAAGCGCTTCGACCTCGTGATGCGGCACAGCGCGGACGGCCGCACCTACATCTGGGACCACAAGGTGACCGGCGGTAGCGTCAGCCGGAAGCGTTCTGAGCAGTACGCGATGGACGGCCAGTTCGCGGTCAACCGCATCCTGGGAGAGCAGCTGTACGACGACTTCGGTGGTGTCGTGCTCAACCTGGTGCTGCGTCGAGACCCGTGGACAGTCAGCCGCCAGTTCGTGCCCGCGACGCCCTGGCGAGACGCGCAGCTGGCTCGGCAGGTCTACTCGAAGGCTCACTCGCTGGCGAATCAGCTGGTCAACCACAAGCGGCAGTACGTGACGGAGGGCGACTGGCAGATGGCTCAGAACGAGCTGGTCTGCTACCACCGCTACGGCAAGTGCGGCGCGTTCGAGCTCTGCCAGTACGGTCCAGAGGTGCAGCGATGACCCCCGCCGACGCCAAGACCCCGACCCCGACCCTCGCCCACCACCTCGAGCCCGGCACCGGGCACACGCTGACGCCGGCTCGGGCGCTGCGGGCGGTGGGGCACTACCTCGACCGGGAGCGCCCGGTGGCGGTCGAGCAGCCGAAGCGGGAGTGGCCGGGGCCGTGGCGCAAGCCCGCGCTGTGGTGGCTCCGCGAGTGGGAACACGACACCGGCAACGTGGTCGCAGCAGCGGACACCGTCGCCTACGACGGCGCCGTGTTCGACCACGACGGGGTGCGGCTGACAGAGGTCGGCGACCTGACCGACCCCGCCAACCGCCGCGCCGCAGACGCCATCCTCGCGACCATCTGCGACGGCGAGGACCCGCACAAGGGGTCGGGGCAGTACGGCGACGACACCGTCAACCTGGACTGCGACGGGCCGGAGCGGGTGGAGTTGACGTGGACGAGTTCGTCGTGGCTTGCGCCCACCGACACGCCCGGGGTTGATGGATGGGGCCGCGCTCATCCCGGCGGGGCATGGGTCTACTACGCCGACGGCGAGTCGGAAACCGACCGAGGACGCGCCAGCGACCAGCGAGCCGCCCGCATCGAAGTCGAGCGACGCCTGCCGCCCCACGTCACGGTGACGAATCCGGAGACGCCTGCGGTCGAGCAGCCGACCCCGCCCGCCGGCTACCGCATCGAGTCGGGGCCGCACACGCCGGGCGAGATCGAGGAGGGGTGGACGGTGCTCATCATCGACGCGACCGGCCGGCGCACAGTGGCGCGAGAGATTCGCGACGTGTCCGGCGAGCACATTCGGTGGGCGGAGTTCGGGACGCACATCTGTTCGGACGACGAGGTCTACCGCCTCACCCCCATCGCCGCCGACCCCGACCTCGCCCGCACCGTCATCGCTCTGCACGCCCGCCTCGCGCGGACCGAGGCCGAGCTGGGCGTGGTGACTGGCGAGAACCTCCAGATGCGCGCCGAGCGGTCTGCCCACAAGGCGCTTCGGCGGAAGGCCGAGGCCGAGCGGGACGAGGCGCGGCGGGAGCGGGACATCCAGGCCGAGACGGCGCGCAAGATGGCCGCGAACGTGGCTGAGGCGACGGAGGAGCGGGACCGGCTCGCGCGGATCCTCGCCGCCCGTGGGGAGGTGGCCTCGTCGCTGACCTCGGACGAGCGCCTTCCGGCAGACGAGATGCAGGCCGCCGCCACCAAGCGGGGGCGGTGACGGTCAGCGAGTTTACAGTCCGGCCCCGACTGTAAACAACAAACAGGCGCTGCCGACCGCGCTGAGTGTGTTACAGTCAGCGAGCCTTTCGGGGCACTACCACAACAACAACATCACTGGAGGCGACCTTGGCACACGCCACGGTCATGGGTCTGGTCTACGGCCAGCCCAAGCGCATGAAGACCTCGATGGTCGCGAGTGCGTTCCCCAACGCCCTGTGGATTCCGGGCGAGGGGATCAACGCGATCAAGAGCGTCACGCAGAACGAGTGGGGCTTCGAGCCCTCTGTGTACGACCATCCGGTCAGGACGCTCGAGGACCTTCTCGCGCTCATGTACATGCTCGAGCAGGAAGGTCTGGTCGAGTCGTACCCGGCGATCTGCGTAGACGGCATGACCGCTCTGTGCGAGAGCAGTCTGCGGTTCTGGCAGGACAACCCGAAGCTCACCAGCAGCGGCAAGGTCGACAAGTTCTGGCCCTACCAGCAGCTCAAGGACAAGCTGCTGCGGCTGGCGGAGATGTCGCGGCACATCGGAGTGAGTGTGTTCATGGTCGCCCATGAACAGGCTCCTGGTGCTGGCATGGACGGCAGCTTCGTCCCCGGTGGACCGTCCCTCGGCAGCAAGGGCCAGGTCGTCCGGGTCCCCGCCTGGTGCGACTTCAACGCCCGAGCTGTCGTGAACAAGGACTACCCAGACCCTTGGGTCAAGAGCGGTCTGTTCGTCGACCCGTGGGACAGCTCCTGGGTGACTGGTGACCGCAACGGTGTGGCCTACGCCGAAAGCCCGCCGAACGTCCGCGAGTTGCTGCGCGCCAGCGCGGTCGACTACGGGCTGTCCCGTCGTCCTGGCCTCGAGTGGCAGGACGAGGTGGCTGACGTGGTCGCATCGGCCGTGCAGGCCGGCGACATCAACGATGCGGTCAACGTCGGCGTCAACAAGGCGCAGAAGTTCGCGAAGGGAAGCGGTCGCGACACGCAGCTGCACATCCGCTGGGCGGTTCAGGACGGCATCGCCCGCGGTGTCATCCAGAAGCAGCGCAGCAACAACCTGTTCAAGGTTCTCGAGCCCCCTGCCCCCAAGAAGGGCAAGGCTCCTCCCCCTCCGTCCGAGTGACGGCTGTTCCGGCAGTAAACCGGGTTCAACCACAACAACAACACAACAACGTCTGAGAGGACCCTCATGGGCTTCTACATCCCCGCAGAGACCGCTGCCGCCGTCGGCACCGGCAACCTTCCCCCCGGCACGGGCTACTACGCCGTCGAGATCACCAAGTTCGAGGACCGCGGTGTGCTCGATCGCCAGGGCAACTTCTCGTACTTCATCCACCTGAAGTTCGAGGACGGTGCGACGACCCGTGAGATCGGTTCGTGCCCGTTCGACGCCGAGGGCAACATGGCTCCGGCGCTGGCTGCCATGGACGAGGACACGCGGAACAAGAAGATCGGCGGCATGGTCGCCGCACTCAAGCGCGTCGCTCTGTCCTCTGGCATCACCGAGGACTACATGGCCGAGAGCGGCCTCAACACCGACCACCTGATTGGCCGCACCGCCTACATCGCGTGGCTCGGTCGTCCCGAGGACACCCCGCAGGGTACCAAGGCCTACGGCGAGGTCAAGGCCTTCATCGGCAAGGACCTCTTCGACAACTACCAGGCCAAGGGCGAGAAGCCCGAGGACACGCGCCAGTTCCCGTGGCGGCGCGCTGCGGCCAGCCAGAGCTCGTCGACCGGCAGCGGTGGAGGCAGCAAGATGCCCCCTCCCCCGCCCCGTGGAGGCTTCCCGCCGCCGCCCCGCAGCTGACCTGATGACCTGAATCAATGCCCCCGTCACGACCATGATCGTGGCGGGGGCTTTCGCGGAGCCCCGATGACACCAGACCACCCGACGGTTCGACCAGGGACCCGATGGCAGCATCACAGCGGACGCTACTACCGCGTCATGCTGGTGACCAACCTTCACTCAGACCAGCCGGAGAAGTTCCCGCTGATGGTGACCTACGTGGACGAACAGCAGCGAACGTGGTCGCGACCGCTGGTCGATTTCGTCCAGAAGATGACACCTGTGGGGGGTTGATGAAGAGAAAGGACTGGACGAACCAGGAACTCAAGCGCGCCAAGGACCGTTGGCTCGACGGAGAAACCTGGCAGAGCATCGCTGACGAGATGAACGTGAACTCGAGCACGCTCAGGAAGCAGGTGCAGCGGCTCTACGGAAAGCTCAGGAGGGAGGACATGCGTGTCTTTCGCGACGAGGCGCAGATCCTCGAAGCGGTCCGACTGAGGAACACGCAGAAGTGGTCGTACGGGCTGATCGCAGACAGCGTCTCGTGGCACGCCTCGGTCAACGCCCTCGAACAGGCCGTTCGACGGTACTCTCGGCACCACGAGCTGAAGGTGTACCAGGGCAAGCCCGCAAAGCGGAACTCGCGATGGGGTCGTCGATGATGTTTGACCCGAGAGAGCGTGGTGCGCAGTGCGACCGGTGCCCTCTCGGGCCATCGGGCTGTTTGACGGACGCGTGGGAGCCTGTGCCCCCTGAGGTTCACGAGGACACGACAGTCGCCGCGGTGCTCGAAGCACCGAAGCAGGACGACGTGCGACACGGGCTGCCACTGAGCACGCTCGACGGCGCTGAATGGGACCGCGCGCTGAAGGCGAACGGACTCAATCGGTCGATGATCGACCTGTTCTTCGTGACCGCCTGTGCGTACAAGGACGGCTGGAAGAAGATGGAAGCGCAGCTTCGTCGACGCAGGAAGGCCGACCAGAAGAAGCTGCAGAAGGAGGGTGTGTCCGCTGCGGAAGCCAAGCGGCGCGCAGAAGAAGCGCTGCCGCACCCGGCAGACTGCTGCGCGCCGTACCTACAGTCTCACCTGGTCAACTACGGGTACATCATCCCGCTGGGCGCGACTCCTGCGCAGCGAGTGCTCGGGACGAGCAAGAGCATGTCGGACCTCGAAGGCGACATGCGCGAGGTCAAGGCGAGCAAGCTCACCTGGCAGGCCTTCGACTGGACTCAGACGACCGGCGACTGGACCGTCAAGGTCATCTCGACCTACGACCCAGGCTACGCGAAGCACGCTCCGAAGGTGCGGCCGCAGTTCTACGCCACGCTGGGCAAGGCGTTCCGCTGGTTCAACGATGCGCTCAACTGGGTCGAGCCCGAGTTCCTGACGCAGCCGACTCCGCAGCAGCTGCGGGAATGGCTCGCCGTGCCCTCTCCGTTCTGGGTCTACGACCTCGAGACCGACGGCATCAACGTGAGAGACATCGGAGTCGACTGCCTCGCCATCGCGACACCCGACCTCGACGAGCACGGCCAGCCGACGATGCCGTGGGAGAAGGCGGCGCAAGTCGCGCGCACGGTTGGCATCCACCTCGACATGCCGCTGCTGTCGCGCGCAGTCTCAGGGGAGAAGGTCCGCTACCTGCTGGACTACGAGCAGCGAGAGATTCACGACATCCTGGTCGAGTTCTTCCTCGACCAGCAGAAGCTCAAGGTCGGGCACAACATCGGGTACTTCGACCGGCAGGTCGTCGAGCACGTCTTCGGTGTGCGGCCAACGCCCATCATCGACACGCTGTTCGACGCGCGCTTCACGCACCCTGACCTCCCCAAGGGTCTCAAGCCGACGGGTCGGCGGCTCACTGACGTACACAAGTGGGAGACCAGCGAGAGCGGCGACGGCGCGGCGACTTCTCGCACGACGGTCAAGAGTCGGCTGCTCTACTGCCAGTACGACACGGTGGTCAACGCCCGCATCGCAGAGCCGCTACGGCGTTCGGCTGACGACAACGGCGCGAACAGGCCCCTGCCCGAGTGGGCGAAGCCGGTGTCGTGGCCGAGCTCCACGCCCTGGACGCTCCGCCACCTTGACCATGCTCGGCAGGACATGTGCGTTCAGATGCACCAGAACGGCGTCTACGTCAATCAGGCCAAGGTGGCCGTGTTGACAGAGCGGTTCGAGAAGGTGGCTCACAGTCTGTACGACAAGCTGCAGACGCTGGCCGACGTCATCGGCGTCAAGCGCGCCAGCTCCGGCTTCAACCCCGGCTCGTTCCAGCAGGTGGGCGATCTGCTCTACGAGCAGTGGGACCTCGGCATTCCCTACGGCATGGACGCCAAGGACTTCTACACCGACACGGGAGCCAATGGCACCGGAGACGAGGTGCTGCGCGCCCACATGGCGAGCCCGTACATCACTGACGACCAGAGGCAGTTCCTGCTCACGCTGAGGCAGTACCGCCGGGTCAAGACCAAGGTGCTCGGCACCCAGCTGTACAGTCTCCGCCCACTGAGCGAGGGCGGGTCGCTTCACGCAGACGGTCGAGTGCGGTCGACTTGGAACAGCCACACGACTGCTCCGGGTCGACTGTCCTCGAGCGGCCCGAACATGCAGAACCAGTCCAGCCGCAAAGACCTGGGCGGTGTGCGCACGGTCTATTGCGCCGCGCCGGGCAACGTCCTCGTGGGCTGCGACCTGAGCGCTGCGCACCTGGTCGTGACAGCGAACTACTGGAAGATCCAGCGCCTTCTCGACTGCTTCGACCAAGACCTCGACCCGCACTGCTGGCTCGCGCTGGACCTCTTCGGGGACGACTTCAAGAACGCTCCCGGCTGGGACAAAGGCTTCAGCCTCCGCGCCGACCACAAGCCGAACAAGAAGAAGCGCGCCGGCCTGCTGCGCGAGCTGACCAAGACGTACCGCTACGCGTCCATCTACTGGGCCTCGGCGGAGACGAAGCACTCGGTCATCAGGTCGACTGAGATGACCAGGTTCAACGACGAGGGAGAGCTCATCACTGAGCTGCCGTACCTACGCTTCGACCTCAACCAGGTGCGCTTCTTCGACAAGGTCTGGCACGAAGCCGAGCCCGACTGGATGGTCGCGTGGCAGCAGATGCTGCAGCTCTACGAGAAGCAAGGCTTCATGGAAGACCCCGTCTTCGGCCGTCGCTCCGGCGGCCTCATGGAAGGCAAGAAGAACGAGGTCGTCAACTTCCCCGTGCTGTCTTGCGAGGCGGCCATCATGGCCATCGCAGAGCAGCGGGTGCTCGAAGCCTTCCCCTTCCAGAAGTGGGGGCCCGGGACCGGACTGACTGCTCAGGTCCACGACTCCCTGGTGGTCGAGGTCCCCGAGCATCTGGCCGAGTGGGCGCAGAAGACCATGACGGAGTGCATGACGATCAAGGTGCCGGGATGGCCCGTCCCGTTCACCTGCGAGGCCGACGTCGGCCTCACCTGGGCGGAAGTGTGATACACCTGTTTGACAACGACACGGAACGGCTTACTACGGTATCCGTCAAAGGAGCGACGAATGAGTGACCTGGACTACCGATTCTTCCTGGCGCACGACCGCGGCGAGAGCGACGAGCGTGTCGACCAGTGGCGTGAAACCCTGACCGAGGGGCTCGGCGAGGCCTACCCAGACCATGCGATCACGATCGTCGCTGGTCGCGATGACTACCGCAGCCGCGCGTCGGACGCCGGCGGCTGGAAGGGCTGGCCGCAGACGGTCGTGTCTGGTCGACTGTGGGACGGCTCTCCGCGCTTCCACGGTGTCATCCGTCCGGCGCAGTACGTCGGCGTGATGGACACGGTGTGCGGCCGGGCGACCTTCGACATGATCGAAGGCTTCGTCCGTGAGGGCAAGATCGCCTGGGTCTGGGACACCCGGACCGGCGAGTACCACAAGGTCCGTGGGGCCGTGCGCCTGCCCGGCGACGACTACAAGGCCTGGGGCCGTCTCGTCGTCCGCGAAGAAGGGGCTGCGCAGTGACCTACCAAGACATCCTCGCCGCCCTACAGGCGCACAACCCAGACGCGTTGCTGCTCGAGCCTCGAGAGGTCTACGACCCGTGCATCGTGGGCATGACCGACCGCGCTGACGATCACTGGCCCCGTGAGCCTGGGTACATGGTCGCGGTCTACAGCGCAGAAAAGTGCATCGAAGCCATCGCGGACTGGCTCGAGTGCGACTGCGAGGACGCCGTGGACTGGTTCTCCTACAACACCAGCGGTGCCTGGGTCGGACAGCACACTCCGACCTTCCGCTACGAGTCGTGGGGTGAGGAGTGACCGCACCGACCACCCGCACGCTGGGCAAGGACGACTGGATGACCCCGGCGGAGGTGTTCGACCCGGTCAACCAGGTCGTCCAGTTCGACCTCGATGCCTGCGCCACGAACCTCGACGCAGCTCGTGTCGACCCGTTCATCGACCCCAAGACCGACGCGCTTCGGGTGCGCTGGGCCGACTACGGCCGGCGCGTCTGGTGCAACCCCCCGTACGGCCGCGACATCCGGTACTGGTTCGAGAAGGCTGCACGCGCCTGC